GTATTTTGTGACGACTCGAATCGGCAAACAGGCTTTGAGTTTCAAGATGCCTTTGCGGAAGTTCTGCGCTGGAATCGTGAATGTGACGTAAGGGATAGGGTTGTGGCAGTAAACTGCTCTTTCGGTAGTCAAATGCCTGATGCAATGATGGCTTACTACATTCGGCGGTTAGTGTCTGATGGGGTTGTGGTTTGCGTTGCGGCTGGCAATAGCGGAGATGGCAATGCAGATACGCACGAAGTGTTTAGTTATCCAGCGTTTTTAGAAGAAGTTGTTACAGTTAGCTCTGTGGCGCAGGATGGGAATATTGCGAATTACTCCAATAGTTTTGACGGGATAGACTTAGCTGCACCTGGTACACTAATCTATTCCTGCTGGCCAGGAGGAACTTATAAGACTATTTCCGGTACTTCAATGGCTACTCCTCATGTTACCGGAGCCGTTGCCTTGATTGCTGATATGTTCTATCAGCGTGAGGGTAGATACCCGGCAGAGGGTGAGATTGACAATGCTTGTCCATTCTTCCCGCAGGTGGAGGGTATTTTGTTCAAGCACATCAAAAAGGCCGGGGATTCCTACCTATACGGCAGAGGAATCTTAGACTTGACTTATGAAACAAAACGCTGGCCTTTATACCGGGTTCAGTCGGGGGCATTTTACAACGAATCTGGTGCTGATGTAACGAAGGTTAAAGTAGAGCAAGCCGGATCCCCGGCCTATAAGGTTAAATATTAATGGCTTAAGCAGACTCCCCGGCCAGGGGGTCGGGGAGGGATAGTGCCAATATCCCTTAAGTCTGCATTTCCATTGTAGCAAATGTTGTCAATTACAATTATTGCCAGGGGGTGTAAAATTGCATAATGCTGTTCTTGCTTTTGGAAAGACTGTTCAATCCTTAGAAAATCCTATAGCATGGGCTTTCGGGGTTGGGATAGGAATATTTACATATCTGATAGGAGAGCCGGGAACGGCTTTTTATGCTTTATGGATAGCTGTTGCTATGGACTTGATTTCCCGGCTTATGTCTGAATCTTATCAGCATGGGGGATTCTGGAAGGCCATTAAAGAGGGGCATATTCAAAGCGACAAGGCTTTATCCGGCGCAAAGATGAAAATACCGGCTTACTTCATCATGTGCATTTTTGCAGCGCAAATTACTAAGTTCCCTTATGAATATGCTTACGTCGGTAGTTCGGTTATTTACGGCATATTCTTTTTCGTTGAATTGGAATCTACCTGCGAAAACTTCATTGAGGCTGGGATTGAGGAATTTAACTGGCTGAAACGATTTAGCAAGCGGAAACTGGAGCAGATCGTTGAGGATGGGGGTGAGAGCAATGGAAATAAAGACTCCGAATATCCAATTTAATGGCATATTAACCAAAAGGCAGTATACTCGATACATACTCGTACATCATTCAGCAAGTGACACCGGAGATGCTAAACTTTTTCACCAATGGCATTTAAACAAAGGCTGGAGTGGCATCGGTTATCATTATGTAATTGGAAAAGATGGAACGATTGAAAGAGGCAGGCCGGAGAACACTGTCGGGGCCCACTGTAATACTAACCAAAGGAATTATGATTCTATTGCTATCTGCTGTGTCGGTAATTTTGAGCAATATGCTCCAACTAAAGCGCAAATGGAATCGTTGTTATGGTTGATAAAGGATATACGGAGCAGGTACGGCAAATTGCCTGTGCAGCGTCACAAAGACCACCAGGCTACTGCTTGCCCCGGGCGAATGTTTCCATATCAAGAATTATTAAAAGGATTGGAGGTTGAACCTGTGGATGATTGGAAGGAAAAGATTATTAGCGAAGCAATGAAAAAAGGAATCATTACTGAAAGGCATAACCCGGACGAACCGGCTACTAAATGGTTTGTGTTAGCTGTTGCTTTAAATGTACTGAAATTAGCTAAGGGGGATAAATAATGCAAAGACCGTTTATACAAAGGCTTAAAAGCCGTAAGTTCCTTTCGGCTTTGTTTAGTGCTATATTCATTATTTTGAATGAAGGTTTAGGTACTCCGATTGACCGGGAAGCCTACGCATGGATTTCCGGGGTTATCATATCTTTCATTTTAGGGGAATCGTACATTGATGCAAATAAGTAAGGGTATTTGAACTACTCCCACTTTCGCTTTGCTTAGAAGTGGGAGATTCCTACGAACTTCGCTCTATCGAGCGAATATTTAGTAGGCTATCCCCGCAGTTCCTGCGGTTAATCGCAATGCTTCATTACGAATATTTATACTTGCGTTAATATCTCTATCATGATGTGTCCCACATGACGGACATTCCCATTCACGAAGATTGAGATTCTTAACGTCTTTATTTTTATAGCCACAACATGAACATAGTTGAGAAGAAGCAAATGTTTTGCTTACTTTAACTATTTTTTTACCATACCATTTTGCTTTATATTCTAACATCGTTCTAAATTGTGACCATGATACTTCGCTAATGGCTTTTGCTAACGTATGATTCTTCAACATATTGCTTACTTGCAAATCCTCTACGCCGATAATGTCGTGGTTTTTGACAATCTCGGTAGAGATTTTATGCAAGTAATCGTTTCTGGCGTTAGCGATTTTTTCATGAATACGAGCAACTTTAATTCGTTGTTTATTCCAATTAGAACTACCTTTTGTACGTCTAGAAAGAATACGTTGTGCTTTTGCTAATTTTTCTTCTAATCTTCGAAAAAACTTAGGATTAGAGTAGACAGTTCCATCTGAAAGAATAGCAAAATCCTTTAAGCCAACGTCTATACCAACTGCCGAGTTAGTTTTAGGTAACTCTTGTACTTCTGTTTCTACAAGAATGGATACAAAATATTTTCCGCTCGGATTACGTCTAATTGTTGCATTGAGAATACGACCTTCTAATTCACGACTTTTTGCAAAACGAATCCATCCAAGTTTAGGCAATTTAATTTTGTTATCTACAATGGCAATGTTTCCATTCGTGTGTTTTGTTGTATAAGATTGAACCTTATTCTTTTTTGACTTAAAACGTGGTCTATCATTTTGTTTCTTGAAGAAACGAGAATAAGCGTCAGCAAGATTTTTTAATGACGATTGAATTGCAATGCTGTCTACTTCTTTTAGCCAAGTTAATTCTTTTTTTAATTGTGTTAACTGAGCAGAACAAGAATTATAAGTTAAACCTTTTCCTGCCTCTTTGTAAGTATTATCCCATTTTGCTAAAAAATGATTGAATACAAATCGACAGCACCCAAAGGTTTTGTTAATTAATATTTCTTGTTCTTTAGTTGGGTAAATTCTAAATTTATATGCTTTGTTTACCAACATTGATTTTCACCTCCTCAGTTGTGTATTATTATAATATACATTGATTATATCATGTATTATTTTAATACACAATATGGAGGTTAAAAAGATGTCACAAGTTTTAAATATGCGTTATCCGAAAGAGTTATTGAAACGAATTGACGAGTTCAAAGAAAAGAAGGGCTTTACAACTCGTACTCAAACAATTATTTATCTCATTCAATATGCACTCGAACAATTGGACAATAGAGATGGTAAGTAGTCATCCATTGTCCAAAGGCGATTCATCTCCCACTTACTCCGCTTCACTTCGTTGAAGTGGGAGTCTTCTCGCCTAAAACGGTAAAAAAAAGGCGGGGGCTTTACGCCCCCAAATGAACATTTCCACATATCCACATACCAACTACTACTGTTTATTTCCCATCGCAACACTCCCTTGCTATATATTTGAAGTCCCTTTGTCCGTATTAAATTTTGGTGTAACGCCATATCATTTTTTCGCTACGGCAGGAGGAGTTCACCACCTTTCGGTTATATTTTTTATAGTTAAGTGCAAAGCACATAACCTCTAACTTAACGCCGCCGCTCCGTATAGGGCTACGGCTACCCTTCTTACTAACCTACTCCGGTTTCTCCATACGGTTGTTTCTTCGCAATGCATTTCCTTTGCTATCTGCTTGTCGTTTATCTGATCGAAGTACCTACGGGTTAATGTCTGGTAATATAAATCATCCTTGACTATTTCTAAGGCAGCCTGGACGGTTTCAATTTCGTGTTCGTCTGCAGCGATACCGGCTGTTATGTCAATTATTAGTCCTTCGACGATTTCTTCTTCTGAAAGCCTTACTCCGTCCTTTTGGAACCTGCAAATATCTTTGCTTCTCCTCGGCAGGTGCGGGTACTGCTCCAATTCTTTTAGCCTTTCCTTATCTTTTTCGATTTTCTTGACCAGTATAGGCAAGGCATACAACCTATCTTCGGTTGCCCGGTAAGCGTTAAAGCCCTTCTTTTTTTCTTTGGCTGCCTGAACTTGTCCCGCTTTGATACCTTCATCTACGGCCTTTGCTATCATCTGGTTTATCTGGGATTCAGTTAACTTCTTCAATTCTTTCACCCTCTTTAATCAATACTTCTCGGGGAACGATGTCTAGGAATTTTCTTTTGGGTGAAATAGTTACTACCTGGTTAGGTTTTGGCTCCTGCCGGTTCCAGTCCCGGTATTTCATCCGGGGGATTCGCTGACCGCCGTTTCGACTACATTCATATCCCCAATATACGGTGCAAAATTTCATATCTAAACAACCTCTGCATTGCCATTTACGCTGTATATCTTTTTTACTCATAAAATTCACTCTCCCTTTATTCCTGCTCGTTCGTGATGCAGGTATTCTTCTTCTGTGCTTTCCCAAAGCGTCACCTCTACCCTGGGATTGCTTTTGTCTACATGAAATTCATATATAAGTTCGTTTATCTCTACCCAACCATCATTTTTTATGATTCCTGCCATGACCAGGCCATCCAGTATGAATTTCTGCCCCGCCATGATGTTATCCTTATCCCTGCGTTTACTCATCTCATAGAACGCAATTCTAAGCCCTATCCGGTCATGCTTAGGTATTTTGTTTGCTTTGATTATCCAGACAATATCTTCAGTGTTTTTCTTCTTCATTTTTGCTCCGCTATATTTATTGCTCCGGTCAGCTTCTATAATTTCATTTAAGCCGGGTAATTGCCCTGGAATAATGAAGGTATATTGCTTCATATAACCCTCCTCTCAAACATTTCCCGCATTATCTCTACGGCTACTGGGTCCTTAATAACTTTCATAACTCTTATTTTGGCTGCTGTGGTTATATTATCTATGTATAATTCCAGTAGATTTACTTCTTCGGGGATCCCGGTCTTAAATAGGTTCTGTATCTGCTCGTCTACCTTCTTTTCAAAGGCATTAGCTGGCGGTTCCGCATCTTTAGCCTCCATTGGCTTGTACTGCGTTGGCTTATCTTCTTTAGTAAAGTTGTACGCAACTTCATCCTCGGGAACATCTGTTTCTTTGACTTGCTCCTTATTCTCTGCGATAATTTCTGTTGCAGGCTCTTGCTCTCCGGTTTCGATTATGCCTCTACCTTTCATTTCTTCATTCCCTCCTCTCTTACTTTTTATATTGTTATTAAACTTGTCCCATCCTTCCGGAAATGGGGCCATGGTGCCTATAAGCATCTTTTTGCCGTCCTTATCTAACCGATATCTGTAAACTGTGCTATCAACAAATCCCTCCGGCGGCTTGGGTTCTTCTTCCGGTTCCGGTTCTTTGTACCGGTTGCCACCGGGCAATACTGCGTACATTCCGGTTTTAGGTTTCATGGCTGCGCCTCCCTTAAAACAAAGTTAGTTGTCTTTCGTCATATAGTTGTTGATACTCTGTAAAGTTCATCTATTTGCCCTCTCCAAAGTCGCATTTAATGCCGTAATAGTCCTCTAAGCACATGGCGAATATAGCCAGGTAGTTCCGGGCATCACTTATCTTTTGCAGTGGACCTTCGACCATAACGCCGTCACGATTGATAGTCCATGCCAATGCTGACGGGGGAGACCCAAGCATGTTCTTAATAGCAGACAAGTGCTTCATAAGATATGTAATTGCTATCTCAGGAGTAGTCGTTCCCAGGAAGTCTGCCGCGTCCTTAAAGTTCTGCAAGGCTTCCTCGTTGTTGCTGTAGTCAGCACCCTTGCTAATCATCAATGGCATTTCCTTGGCCACGAATGCTCTCCATATTTCTTCGAACCGTTGTCTGTTCATTGTTTGCCCTCCTTCGTACTTATAACACTCCCCGTCTCAGCTGGCGGGATTTCCTTGAAATGTTCATTAAAACACTACTACCATACTTGGAAAAGGTGCTGAATTTTTGCTGTTCCCAAACTTTAATCTGCCCCTGACAAATCGTATTTCTTTTGCTTTCTTGTAAATGTAATCGTGGAAATAACTTGTATCAGTTCTTGCAGGAATAAGCATTACTACTGTTGTATTAGGTTTCTTGCTTTCTTCATGACACTTTTCAACCCATTTTGCTATTTCTCTCCCATAAGGAGGATTACAAAACACGATTTCTCCAGACCAGTCTTGCTTTAGCCCATCTTCTTTGGTTGTAAAATATTTAGCACATTTTGCGTTTTCTGCTGTTGCACAAGGATCGAGGGTAAAATTAAATTCTTTATTCAAACTATCGTAAAAATCTTGTGGGGTACTCCATAAATCACTTTTACTGCTAAACATAGCTTCGGTATTCAGCTTTCTTCCTCTCCCTTCGCACTTATAACAAACTCCGTCTCAGTTGTCGTGGTTTCCTTGGACTGCGCACTACTGAATTTGAAATAAATTCATTTCCAACCCGGCCATTCTGCGCCGGATGATTTCGCAATACTCTGGGTTGAGTTCTATACCAATGCTGTTGCGTCCCAGCTGTTCGGCCACGAACAGTGTAGTACCAGCTCCAGTAAAAGGATCCAGTACAGTGCCACCCTCAGGACACCCCGCTTTTATACATATTTCCGGTATTTCTGGCGGGAATACTGCGAAATGTGCTTCGGAAAACGGTTTTGTGTTGATGTTCCAGACTGTGCGCTTGTTGCGTTTCGAGCCTTGCTCATATCGGTCGTTAAATCCGGTATATCTGCGATGCGCCTGATCCTGTTTGCGGTCCGGTCTGTGGCTAACCCTCGCTTGTCCTGGCACATGTAATTGCGTTGCCTTCCCACCTTCACGTTTGAATGTTGCTGCCTGTCCTGTCCATTCTTTTGCTTCTTCCTTAATCGCTTCGGCATCGTAGAAATACCGTGCGCTCTTACTCAGCAGGAAGATATACTCATGGGCTTTTGTCGGCCTATCTGTTACACTCTCAGGCATCGGGTTCCCTTTACTCCAGATAATGTCTGAACGAAGATACCAGCCGTCTGCCTGTAAAGCGAAGGCCACCCGCCACGGGATGCCAACTAAATCTTTTGACTTCAAGCCCTTGATCTTATTATTTAGTGCTACCTTCTGCCCGTTTCTGCCATCTAAATATTTAGGGTCTTTGTACTCGCCCTTATTGCCTGTTCCACAATAACTATCC